CATATTTGGTGCCATTTCCCATTTCAATAATAGGTTAGTACCTAACACCATAACTCCTTCGTATAATACCTCTAAAGATCTTGATAGCTTTCCGTACTCTGCTTCGTAAGCTTCTATAGGCGGATCATACTGATCATCCCTTACTATTACTTTTGTTGCACCAGTTGCTGTTTCTTTAACCTTATAAACCTCATTCATATAGGTTTTATAGTTAAAATATAAAATCTGTACAACGTTTGAATCTCTATTGTTGTTTACAGAATTTGAAGGGTTGTTGTCGTAAACACCTTTGTTTTGAGTTCCTTGTTGTTGAATTTGCTCTAACTGATCTTGAGTTAAATTAGGAAATTGTTTCTTAAGTTCGTTAATAGGTACGAATTTTACTTCACCTACATAATATATATCTTGAAAATAAGGGTCTTCCGTATAGGAGTAAACCATATAAGCCGGATCTACATAATCAACAGTAACACCGTTAGATTCTGTAAAATTATTTTTAACGGCTCCAATACCTAATATAGTTAAGTCTTCATTTATTCTTCTCTTCGTAAGATCATAGTTGTTGCCAGCTAGCATAGTATTGATAGCTTCTTCTTCCGCTATTTCTATACCTTGCTTATAGCTAAGCTGCATGTGTAAATCTAATTCCTCTTCAGAGTCAGGTAATCTGTCAGGGGCATTCTCAAACAAGTTAATACCAAACTGCTCTTGAGCAAAGTTGTTTAACTCTTCTGTTTGTAAATCCCTGATTATAGATTCCATATAAGCAGTTCTTTTAGAAANGCCATAAGGATCCTGAGAATAAGCTGTGATATCAAAACTTCTATCGGATATACCGTTAACTACTATATCTACAAATTTAGATAAAATAGGTACAGGTTTCCAATCCAGGTTTAAATAAGACAAATCGCCATTTATAGACATTTCGTCTTTGTACTTTTGTATTGGTTGTTCCCCTCTTGCATACAGCCTTAAAGCGTGGAATGTATTTTGATTACTTCTAAATCTAGTTGTTCCCGAATTACCGTCGAACCATTCATTAGTAATTGCTCTACCAACTTGCAATCCATAATCCTGAGACATCTTCTCTTGATCACTTACAACTTGACTTGGAAAAAAACTATTTGTTACACCTCTAGCCATATTCTTATTTTATTATCTCGGATAAATTGCCTTCTTGTCTGTATTTTGCAAATTTAACTTTCATTGTTCTTTTTTGTATTGGAGCATTCGGTCTGTATAAATCTTTATTACATGCCATCACTGCCAGTCCTGAGCTTATTGCTGCATCAAACTTTGTTCTATTATTTATATCAAACTTAGACCAATCATTTAGCGTTTCATTAAAATACATTGTGCCATAATTTCCATCCGACTTTAAGCCTACGTAACTATCTATATACATTTCTATAGCTGACGCATGTGCTTGTTTTATATCTTCACTTGAATTTGGTATTCCACCTATTTCTTTTTCTGTTACCGATAGCTTATTCCAAAGCTTATCTGGGCGATTCATTGAATATCCTCGGTATCCTCTTCTTTTAAAGTAATACAAAAGCCTAGGTTTGTTGTTCTCGCATAATAAAGGCATTCCATAAAACACACAAGCCATTAATACATCTTCGAAAAACATCTCAGATGTTTGGGGTCTTGCTACATATTCTAAAAAGAAAGTGCTCGGCGGAGCATCCTCCATACTAAACTTAGTTAAACCGTGTAAAGCTCCTTTAGATCCTCTACCGTCAGTTGTTCCGGATATATCATAACTATCACAACCAAAAGCACCCATATGCTCATTACCTGGATGTCTAACACCGTTTTTTATTACTTGACGATTTTGAATATCATGAGAAGGAGTCCAGGTTATTAAAAACCTACCTTGAGGGTTTGGGCTAAATTTTACTTTAGAATCCTTTACACCATTCTCCCATTGAAAGCTACCTCTTGTTACTACATTACTGTTAGCTAAATCTTCATTGTAATCTATTTGTTCATATATTTTTGCTAAATTAAAGATGCTGTTTTTAGTCTCATCCCTAAAAGCGTGTTCCTCTGTACGCGGAAACTGTCTGTAATATTCATTTAAAGCGTCCTGATCGCCTTTTAATCCTTCAGCCTCATTATTCCAATGCTCTATGACACCAACTTCAATAGCGTCTCCGTGTGGGCTTTCGCAATCTTCAAGTGGGGTGTTGAATACAGGCATTCCATAAGCGTCAATGAATCCTTCGTAATTCCATTCCATAGGAATGAACAAAGAATATAATCCTGAGCGAGTCTGTCCATTGGCGTTTCTTTTCGTAACATCTGANGTTCCATATAATTTCTTAAAATTTTCACCTCCTTTATCAAGNGCATTNGAGGTAGACCCCATCATACACTTACCNATAACTCTTGCTCCTAATCTTAATGTNGTTTTTGTAACCCTCCAGTTGTTGAGGATGTTGTTCGGCCTCTCACCCTCCAGTTGTTGAGGATGTTGTTCGGCCTCTCCCATTTCCCCGATTCATCGTGAACGAGTAATTTGAGTTTCTCCCCATCGTATGCGTTGTCACCGGTATTTTTCCAGTCAATCGTGGTGTCAAGACCTGATATGATTTCTTTAGCTTTGTTACTGTCGAGCTTCCTCCTGGTGAGCTTCGAGGCGGGGACACGATAGGCAAGTTCCGTCTTTGGCCTGTCCATACCGTCTTGTACTGGTTTAAAGAAAAAGGGATAGTTAACACTAATGGGTACAACTTTATCTGTGAACATCTTCTTAGCATCGGATCCAGATTTGGACAAAATCCCAAACCGTGAGTCGCTTGATATGGTTGCCATGTTAACAGTCTCCCCTGACGCCATGAATGAAAATCCCGAACGTCTGTTCTTGAGATAGCACATACCATAACTTCTTTTGTCTGCTTTGCAAGCCTCCCAGAATATATAGAATAATCTGTTTGATTCTCGAAACTCTGGCTTCCCAACATCAATCTTGGACCATTGCAAGTACATAAAATGAGCACCAGTAATGTAAGTATCCACATTCTTATTATTGAACCAATGACCGTTTTCTCTTTTATTAAATTGCTCATCTATATATATCCCCCATTTGATTTTAAATTCTTCTGGATAATCTCTCCAGTCAAATATACTAGTTATAGACTTTAGTTCCCTGGGATACTCCTCAGGTGTCCATCTGTCTGTTTTCTTATTTATTTTAGGAGGGGCTTTTGGTAAAGCAATCCTAAGATTTTGTATTTCATATATTTCCCCAATCTGCCCAGTCTTACTTATAACAACGACGTCATGTTCTTTGTTGTATCCGTATTCCCATTTTTTCCCCTTATTCAATCTAGAAATAGTGGTTAGTTTTATAGGCGTTACAACCCTGTATAAGCTCTGCTCGTACATTACTTAGATTTTCTTTCAGCGAAACCTTTAAACTCTGTTGTTTCAAGTTCTTTCTTAGGTTTGTTTTCTAATATTCTTTCTTCGTCCTCAATACGTGTTAGTATTTCAAAAGCGTCAAATATAGCTAGCTTTTTAGTAGCGGCAGCATTTTTTAATTTGTCAGCTGTTAAGTCGTCTTCAGAATCTACTATAGGTTCTTTAGCAACCTTGATCAGCTCTTCAACTGCTACTTGCCCAGCTTGGATTATATTCCTCTTCGTTTCCTTGATATTCATATTTGATTGTGATTGAATTAGTGGGTACTCGGTATAACCTCTGCCCTTCTATTACGAATTCGTATTCTGAGTTTGGCTTAAAACCAACTAATGATTCTTTTTCAATTTCATCATTACCAAGTTTTACAATGCCTATTAATGGTTTCTCAAAATCTACAGAAAACATTTTGTCTTCTTTTATAGGTTTAACAAAACAGAAGCCTTTTAAAGCTTTCCATTCGCTATTTCTTTTAAACGCATATATTTGATCAGCTTGAATAGTATAAACGTCTTCGCTCAAATAATTCTTACTATCTTTCTCATTACCTCTTACGTCTCTAAATCTTCTGAACACGTTATGGTGTACGATGATGTCGTCACCTTCTTTTAATTCCTCGTTACCAACCAAAGGTAGATTTAATATTGTACCTATTCTATTGGTATAGCTATGATTTTGTAAGTCTGTATTAAGTAATAATGTTTGTCCTTCTATTTCTTTAGAACCTACAGTTCTATTTCCTTTAGGTGATACTAAATAATTAAAAACACTCTGCATTCTAATATTTTAAATCATACTCGATGGATACAGACATGTTCTTATTGAAGTCTTTCCAAGGCATTATGGTATCGTTCTTTGTTATATATATAGAGTACTTATCTTCTTCTTCTAAAATATGAGCTATAGTATGACCGCCATACACTTCCTGTCCAACAGCGTAGTGCATAGCGTCATTCTTATAGTCTTTTCCGATGCTTATCTTACGAATTAGGTGCATCAGTGATAACTCCTGTGTTTAAGTCGATGTTAACTTTTCCGTAAATCTCTTCTAAGGTTTTCTGCATGTCTTTTAACGATGTAGACTTTAAAGCTATCGAGTGTAACAATTCATGCTTGTGAGCTTCAATTCCACCTATTTGCATTTGCACTTCGTTAATCTCGTTGACGATTGCTTTTAATTCTTTTAATTCTGTTTCAGTTAATTTAACTTCTTGATTTAATTCTTTTACTTGACTCACAATGATTTGATTTAATTGTTACTATTTGGTTTTTGTTTATATGGAAATGCTTTATTTAGCACCTCTTTTCTTTTGTTACATCCGCAATCTCCAGGTAGCTTATCTACTATAGCTTTAATCCCAGTTGCTTTTGTAATTTTTTCTATTGT